TCCACCACTTTTTGATATGCAAAACTATAGCTATTTAGTGGGAAACTAGATATATATATGGCAAGACCAAAGAAACCAACAAAAATAAAAGAGCTGCAAGGCACTCTGCAACCTTGCCGACAAATCGCCAACGAGATGCAAGTCAGTGAGGTTGTTGAGTTGCCAGCCGCTCCAAGTTATTTCGATGAGTTTGCACAAAAGGAATGGGATGTTACAACTAGCGAACTGTCAAGAATCAAGATGCTTCACATTGTTGACCTATCTATTTTATCAGCTTACTGTTTTGAGATTGGCACGTATCACAGAATAATGGATGAGATGGGTGGTAAGTTTACTGAGCGCACTTATGATAAAGACGGTAAATTAAGGGCTTCTAAGATTGCGCCACAATACAAGATTGCTCAAGCTGCTCTGGCAAATGCAATGAAAATTGCTACGCAATTTGGATTCACTCCGAGTTCAAGGGCTTCACTTAGTATGCCAGACCAAGAAGAAGAAAAGACTGATGACTTTAATTTCTTTGGATAATGATAAATAAAGTACACTTAGGAGATTGGACCACCAACAAACTAGAAGATAAGTCGGTGCAATTGATTATTGCTGACCCTCCTTACTTTGAAGTCAAGGGAGAGTTTGATTTTGTTTGGAATAGCTTTGATGATTATTTAAAAGACGTTGAAAAATGGGCTATTGAGTGTAAAAGGATTTTAGCAGATAATGGAACGCTTTTATGGTATGGTGATGCTAAAAATATTGCTTACTCTCAAATAATTTTTGACAAACATTTTAACTTATTAAACAGTATAGTTTGGGAAAACACCAACCAAGCGAAGCAAAGTATGGTTAATGTTGAAGGATATAAAAGTTTTCCACCGCTTACTGAAAGGATTTTAATGTATGAAGTTGATTATGTAGAAACTAATAGGAATTATATAAGGGAGCAGATATTAAAAGCCAAAGACAAAATAGTATTAAAAGAGATTAATGAAGTTTTAGGAACTGCAACAAATGGGGGCGGTGTTGCTTCTGCTTGTTTGAGTTTAGATAAAACAGAGCCTATGATGTTTACAGAAGATTTATATTTAAAATTACAAAAATGGTGTTATCCTTATTTACAAAAAGAATATAAAGATTTAGCAAGACCATTTGAAAATAAGCATAAAGTGGGTGATGTAATAAGATTACCAAACTATGAAACAAGCAAATTTGAACACGCTACTATAAAACCAGAAAAACTAACTAGAATCTTAATACAAACTTGCTCAAGGAAGGGCGATTTGATTTTAGTTCCTTTTGCAGGTAGTGGAACGGAATGCGCTATGGCAGCCAAAGAAGGGAGGGATTTTATTGGTTTTGATATAGAACAAAAATATGTAGATATGGCAAACGCTAGATGTTCTGAACACTTAAAACAAACAACTCTATTTTAATGGAACTGAAAGAATGTGACACTTTTTATTTTGATGAAGCTGCTGCTGATAGGGTGGTGGCTTTTGTTGAAAGACACATCAAGCACATAAAAGGAGAGAAGGGAGGACAGCCATTTCTACTAGAGCCATTTCAAAAAAAGATTGTCCGTGATTTGTTCGGTTGGAAATACCGAGAAACAAACCTTAGAAGATTTAGAACTGCATACATTTGTCTACCAAGAAAGAACGGAAAGTCAACTCTTATTTCTGCAATCGCTTTGTATATGCTGTGCGCTGATGGTGAACCAAGTGCCGAATGTTATGTTGCTGCGGGGGATCGACAGCAAGCCAATATAATCTTCGAGGTGGCTTCTTCAATGGTTCGTTCAGATAGCCAACTCAATAACAATCTAAAGGTTTTTAAAAGCTCGGTAATACACGAGAAAAGCAATTCAGCATTCAAGGCAATTAGTGCTGAAGCAAGTTCCAAGTTTGGTTACAACGCAAGTTTCGTTTGTATGGATGAGTTCTTTGTTCAGAAGGATGCACAGCTTTGGGATGCGCTTACAACTTCGGTAGGTGCTAGAAGACAACCTTTGACAATCGCAATCACTACTGCTGGTTACAATCGTGAATCTATTTGCTACAAAACTGAGGAATATGGTCGCAAAGTTTCAGAGGGTGTCATTGATGATTCAAGTTTCTACTATGTGAAGTTTGCTTGTCCTATGGATGTAGAATGGGATAGTGAAGAAGCATTGAGGTTAGCCAACCCAGCTCTTGAAAGTGGTGTCGTTAAACTTGACTATTTAAAAAGAGAGCAAGAGAAAGCTGTTAAGATGCCAAGTTATGAAAACACATTCCGAATGCTTCATCTCAATCAATGGATGTCATCCGCTTCTAAATGGTTAAGCGATGCGCAATGGATGGAGTGCAATTTTGAGGAGGTAACGCTTGAACAATTCAAAGGTCAACGAGTGTGGTGCGGACTTGACCTTGCATCAGTCCGAGATGTTTCGTGTCTTGTCTTGTTAGCAGAGATAGATGAAAAGCTCGTTTGTTTACCTTATTTCTGGACTCCTAAAGAAACAGCATTTGTGAGGAGTAGAAGGGATGGAGTTGATTATATCGGTTGGGAAAAAAAGAATCTTATGGAACTAACAGAAGGAGATGTTACTGACTACAACTATATAAAAGAACGAATCAAAGAAATTGCTGAGGTTGTAAACATTCAAGAGATTGCTTATGATAGATGGAACTCTAGTCAGTTAGTTATTGACCTTGTAAACGATGGACTCCCTATGATTCCATTCGGTCAAGGGTTTGCTTCAATGAGCGCACCCACAAAAGAACTTGAAAAGATTGTGCTTGCTAAAGAATTGAATCACGGAGGGAACAAAGTGCTTCGTTGGATGTGTTCAAATTTAGCAATGAAAACAGACCCAGCTGGAAACATTAAGATGGACAAAGCAAAGTCTAGTGAAAAGATAGATGGAATGATTGCTCTTGTAATGGCTTTGGGTTCTTATATGAACGGAAACACAACAGAAGAAAACCCTTATGATGACAGAGGTTTTGTGTTCATTTAGGGAAGCGTTTTGTATCTTTGTAGTATAGTTTTATTTTATGGGATTATTTGATTTTCTCCGTTCAGAAAAAAGAGATAACGGAAACACTTTTCTAAAAGTCAACTCTCCATTATTTGGCGCAAATGCTGGGGTTGCTGTTGACAAAAATTCTGCACTTTCTTTCTCGGCTGTTCTAGCTTGTGTGCGCGTTATCTCTGAGAGTATTGGCTCACTACCTATCCACACTTATAGAGTTGAAGAAGATGGGGACAGAAAGATGGACAAAGCGCATCCTGTTTCAAAACTAATTCAAAGACCAAACCAATATCAAACGACTTACAACTTCTTTTCGGTAGCAATGACAAACTTGTTGCTTGAGGGAAATTGTTATTTCTTGATTGAAAGAGATGGAAGCGCAAGACCAACAGCGTTGATTTATCTTAATCCAGATAAAGTTGATGTGATTCCTTTTGAGGGTAATCTATTTTACCAACACGCTGACTTTGAAAATCCGATTCCACAAACAGACATCCTTCACTTTATGGGTACGGGTTTTGATGGTAAAAAAGGAAAGTCAGTTCTTAAAATGCAACAAGACACAATCGGTCTTTCTTTAGGTGCTAATATTACAGCAGCAACTTACTTCGGACAATCTGCTCAAGTGGCTGGAGTATTAAAAACAGACCACAAGTTGACTGATGAACAAATACAACGATTAAGAAACTCTTGGAACTCAAGACATCAAGGACCATACAACTCAAACAAGACTGCAATCTTAGAGCAAGGAATGGACTTCAAACCTATTTCTATTAGTGCAAATGATAAGCAATTGCTTCAATCAAGACAATTCCAAGTCGAAGAAATAGCAAGGATATTTAGAACTCCACTTTCATTGATTGGACACTTAGAGAAGTCAGCAAACCATAACTCAATCGAACAACTATCAACTGACTTTGTTCGCTTTACTTTGACTCCTTACTTAGTACAACTAGAACAAGAAATGAACATCAAACTATTTAGAGATAATGAGTTCGGAGAGTACGAAGTTAAGTTTGACACAAAAGGATTGTTGAGAGGAGATAGCAATGCAAGAGCTAATTATTATCGTGAGATGATGCAAATCGGTGCTTTGTCAATTAATGAGGTTAGACAAGCGGAGCAATTAAACAGGATCGGTGAAGAAGGTGATGTTCATTATTTCCCTCTGAACTTTGCGCCGATAGGAACAACAGAAGAAAGCAATGACTGATTTTCCAACTAAAGGAGAGGATAAAAAGATTAGTCTTAGAAACTCAAATCATCCTCAGTTTGATTTTGATTTTGCTTCGAATGTAAAAGAACAAACTCCAGAGATTTGGAAAGCTGGAGGAAACATAAGAGGAAACGAGGCTTTTAAGCTATGGGATAGAGCAAGAGATGGAGATGACAGCCCTAGTGTTTTAGAGTGGATAAAAGAAAGAGAAGCTTGGATTGCTAGACACTTTGAAGATGGTAAGCAGTTTGAAGGGGACACAGAGCCGAACTTATCAAACATCGGTGGCGTTGTTGCACAAATGAAATGGGGAACGATTGGAGTTCTAGGTGAGCAAGGGATGAAGGATGTTATTTTAGAAATGACAAAAAAGCTAGAGGGTAAAAAAGAAGAAAAGCAGTTGAACGAAACTGTAATGAAAGCCCTTGAAAATAAAGTTGAAGAACACAACGAAAAAGTAAAAGATTTGGATGTTGCTTGGAATCCAAGAGTAACGCTTAACAAATTGGTTAAGGTTATGGAAAGAGGGATCGGTGCTTTCAAAACATCGCCAGAATCGGTGAGACCGAATGTTACCAGTCCAGAACAATGGGGTTACGCTAGAGTGAACTCTTTTCTTTTCGCATTAAGAAAAGGAAGATTTCAAGGCGGCAAACACGATACAGATTTACTTCCTCCAAACCATCCAGTTAGAGAGGAGATGGAAGAAAAACTAATAATTGTTATGGAAAAAGAAAACAGAGATTTAGTAGGCACAATGATAACAGATGGAATCGAGATGCCACTTTACACAACCATCGAAGAAGCAGAAGAAATAGCTAAAGAGATGGGAGGAGAAGGACACCACGAACACACTCTTGATGGTGTTACTTATTATATGCCTTTCAACTCACACGATGAAATAAAAGCTGCTATGGAAGCTGAGATGATGGAAGAAAACGACCACATCGAAGGACACGATGAAGAAGATGACAAGCCAATGGGCTATCGTTCAAACCCAAACAAAGAAATAAGAACTTTCAATGTACAAGACTTAGAGCTTAGACAAGAAGGTGAGGATAATGTTGTCGTGGGTTATGGAAGCGTGTTTAATACGCTATCAAACGAGCTTGGTGGCTTTAGAGAGATTATTGCTGAAGGTGCTTTTGATGGTCGCTTAAATGATGATGTTCGTTTCCTTATCAATCACGATGGTTTACCATTAGCTAGAACAACAAACGGAACGCTTCGCTTATCTACTGATGAAAGAGGATTAAAATATGAAGCAAAGGTTGCAAACACCTCAATTGGTCGTGACTTAGTTGAGTTAATGAAAAACGGAACAATCAATCAAAGTTCTTTTGCATTTGTTGTTGAGGACGACTCTTGGGAGGTAAGAGATGGAATGAATATAAGAACTATCAACAAAGTATCACGTTTATACGATGTTAGCGCGGTCACTTACCCAGCTTACGAATCAGCGTCAGCTAGTGTAGCTTTGCGTTCAATGGAAGAATGGAAAAAAACAGAAGAAGAAAAGGTTATGAAAGAGAACCTTGAAAAAGAGAAGGAAGAGAGGTCGAGGGAATTAATGGATTTAACAAAACGCTCTCTCGCTGAGTTGCGTTTGTCAATCATAAATAAAAAGTAATAATTTTAAAAACTGAAAAAAAGATGAAAACAT